AGGAAGAGGGGTTTGCGATTGCCCAGGCAAAAATCGCGCACCAAGAAACGATGAACCAGCTGCGCGAAATTTGTTCGATTTACGGCATTTGGAATGTCGTTCAGCATGAAATGGCAGCTGCGCGCAAGCGGCACAAAGAGGCGCTTGAAGAGCAAGCGAAGCGCCGCGATCAGATGTTTTGGGGGCTAAGTTTAACAGCTGGCGTTTTAATCTTTATCGCCGGCATTGCGTTTATGATCTGGGGTGCTGATGCGCTTTACAATCGATAAGCGCCAAACAAAGAAAAACTAGAAATATCTTATATGATGTCAAAAAATTAGAGCGGTAAAATGGCAAACACAACCAACTATTATTTTAATAAACCGACCGTAGGCGGTAGCCAAAACAGCTGGGGCGGCGATCTCAATGAAAATTGGGATAAGGTGGATAAACTTTTATATGGTGCCAGTTTTACTGACAGTGAGGCTAACACTGTCGAAAAGATCCGGCCTGACCTAGACAAAGACAATTGGGCGATCAATGGCACAGCTGTCACGGCGTCAGCTGGGGAGTTAAATAAGCTCGATGGTGCAACTGTAACAACTAGTCAACTAAACGTCCTGGGCGCTCTTACGGCGTCAGCTGGGGAGTTAAACAAGCTTGACAGCTGCACGACCTCGACCGCTGAGCTTAATCACGTTACCGGCGTGACTAGCGCAATCCAGACCCAAATAGATGCAAAAGCGCCAAAGGCAAATCCCACGTTTACCGGCACTGCAAATATTCCAACAATTGATTTCGGCGATTGGACAATCACAGAAACTGGTGGGGAATTGTTATTTGCGGCAAGCGGCACCAATAAGATGAAATTGGATGCTAGCGGCAATCTGACGATCACCGGAAGCTTGAACAGCAATGGAACGATCTAGTGAGTTTAATACCTCTCGATATTCCCCAGGGCGTTTATAAAAACGGCACTGAGCTAGAGGCGGCGGGGCGCTGGTCAGACGGTAGCCTGGTGCGCTGGCGCGATGGATCTCTGCGCCCTGTCGGTGGCTGGGAGATACGCCAGGACGATAGCAGCCCCACAAATAATGTTGATGTTGCGGTGAACGCGCCGCGCGGCATGCATGCCTGGGAAAGCCAAAACGGCACGGTTTACCTGGCAGCTGGTTCTTACAATGAGCTAAAGGCAGTTTTAGCGTCCGGTACAATTTACGACATTAAGCCGACTAGCGGCTTTACTGATGGGATTGAAAGCGGAACGATTAGTAACGGCTATGGCAACCAATCGTATGGCCGGAACACCTACGGCACCGCGCGACCTACATCTGGCGTGCGAACTGAAGTCACAACCTGGTCAATGGATAATTTTGGGCAATACCTAATCGCCTGTTCAAGCGCAGATGGTAAGATCCTGGAGTGGCAGCTGGGCGCATCGAGCAAGGCAGCGGCCCTGGCCAACGCGCCGATCAATAACCTTGGGTGCTTGGTGACAGAGGAGCGGTTTATTTTTGCCCTGGGCGCTGGTGGCAATCCTCGAAAGGTACAGTGGTGCGATCGAGAGGCGTCAACCACCTGGGCGGTCGCTACCACCAATGAGGCTGGCGACCTGGAACTGGCAACCTCTGGTCAGATCATGCAAGGTTTGCGCACCAGGGGCCAGGTTCTGATCCTGACCGACACAGACGCGCATACGGCGCGCTATATTGGCCCACCATATGTTTATTCATTTGCCAGGGTCGGCACCTCATGCGGCACGATCAGCCGAAAGGCAGCGGTCGATACACCGGCTGGCACGTTTTGGATGGGCCCGAAGGGGTTCTTTGCGTTTAACGGAAATACAGTCAGCGAATTGCCGTGCGAGGTGTATGACCATGTTTTTGAGGATCTCCTGGTCGGCCAGCAATCAAAGGTATGGGCCTGGGATAATTCGCAGCACGGCGAGGTTTGGTGGTTTTACCAATCTGAAGCCCAGGGCAATAGTGGCGAAATCGATAAATATGTGAGCTATAGCTACAAAGATAATTATTGGTCGATCGGATCTTTGTCGCGCACCGCTGGCATTTCGCGCGGTCTGTTTCAGTTTCCGATTTTGGCTGACGGTGATGGGCTCCTCTATAACCATGAACTAAACACCAGCGGCGTTTCCGGCGCGTTTGCTGAAAGCGGCCCGATCCAGATCGGCGCTGGTGATAATGTGGCGCATGTCACTTCTGTAATCCCAGATGAAAAATCTCAGGGCGGCGTCAGTTTAAAATTTAAAACACGCTTTTATCCGAATGCAGCTGAGACAACTCACGGGCCATTTACAACGGCCAACCCAACCGGCGTCAGATTTTCTGGCCGACAAATCAAGATGCGCTGCGATGGTACTGACGGCGCTGATTTTAGGGTGGGCGTCATGCGGCTAGAAACCGTGCCAGGGGGGCGAAGATAATGCCATCACCTATCCTACCACCAATCGGTTTTGACATCACTCAGTGGGGCATACAGCTAACCTCATTCCTACAATCAAACCTGGCAAAGCTTGGGTTTAAAACAGCTGATGACAACCCGTCTGAGGACGGTGTGATTTTATAGGATGCCACCAATAAATATGTCGTTGTTAGCCTTGATGATGCGTTTCGACAAGTGGCAACGAAACAGGCTGTACCAAGCGCAAACACCGGATCGGCCGGTGATGTCGCCGGCATGGTCAGCTGGGATAATAATTACATTTATGTCTGCACCGGATCTCACGATGGATCGACGGCAATTTGGAAACGGGTGGCGCTTAGCACATGGTGAAACACGTTGAATTGGGTCGCTGCAAGGATTGGATCGAGGCTGCTTTGGTCAAGGGCGAAGGCACGCACGATTTCTGGGATATTGTTGACGGGGTTTATTCTGGGCACATGCAGCTTTGGCCTCGCGCCAAAGGGTGTTTGGTTACAGAAGTCGTGGTATATCCAAAAAGAAAGATCCTTAATGTGTTCCTGGGCGCCGGTGAACTGGATGAATTATCCGACATGCACCAGGACATCATTAAATGGGCAAAGGACAGCGGGTGCGATGGCGCCTCGATCAACGGCCGGCGAGGCTGGGTTCGCGCGTTTAAAGAACACGGCTGGAAAGAAATACAAACGACAGTAGGATTGGATTTTTAAATGAGCGGTGGCAAAGGCGGCAGAAGCCAGACAGCATCAAGTCAAACGGGTACAAGTGAAGCCATAAATAGGGTTCCCCCGTTTAGCGAAGCTTTGGGTATTAATAATCTTTTAAAGGCAGATGCAATCAGCGGCATGGGGCCGGTCAGAAATTATGGGCCAACGGTAGCTGCGTTTAATCCAACGCAAATTGCATCGTTCCAAAACACGGCTGACACTGCCAATGCATTTGGCATGGGTGCGCCAACCGATATCATGGCTGGCATGCCGGAAGCCACAGATTTTGGCGGCGGCGTAATGGGTTACTCAGCTGCGCCGGTGGTCGATAACATGATGGCTGAATTAGAAGCAAAAGCGCCTGGGCAATACGATGCAATGACCGGCATGTATATGGACCCTATAACCGGTGAGCAGCCAACGTCTGGCCCATTCGCGCCGATGAGCCCAGGCATCCTGGAAAACATTCTAGATGAATATGGCAATTTGAGGATCACATGAGCAACTCAGCAAATCCAATGATGGTTCAGCCTGGACAGGCTGTCGGAACAACCGCCGCGAACACATATAATTCGGCAGTTAATGCCACGAATAACGCGATGAACTTTCAGCCTGGCACGATGGCCGGCGCGGATCTCACGCAGTATCAAAATCCTTATCAGCAAGCAGTGATCGACAACAATTTAATGTCGATGAACAGAGCAAATCAAATGGCTCTGAACAATGTTGGCGCGAGTGCATCCAATGTTGGCGCCTATGGCGGCTCACGGCACGGCGTGGCAGAGGCTCAAACAAACGCAGAGTTTCAGCGCCAGGCAAACCAAATGATCAACCAGCAAAATCAAGCTGGGTTTCAAAATGCGCAAAATATGGCGCAGTACGATATCGGCAATCAGTTTAATCAACAAAACGCTGTCTTAAATGCTGCTAATCAGTTGGGTGGGCTTAGCCAGCAAGGCTTTAATTATGACCAGACGATTAACCAGAACTTGGCGAATGTCGGCAATCAACAGCAAAATCTCATCCAGCAATTAATCAATGCTGCAAATCAGCAATATGGCGGCATCACCGGATATGGCGCAAACATGCTTCAGCTGCCGCTTGCAGCTATCGGCGCCGCACCTATGACAACCGGCGCCAGCGGCACAACCACAGGATCGACAGCTGGGTCTAAAACATATCAGCCTGGGATTTTTGATTACCTAACGGCGGGAACATTCATGGGTGGGTCGCGCTGATGAGCGGAATTTTAAGCAACTTAATGAAGCCAGAAAATATGGACCGGCTCGCGCTGGGCTTTAACCAGCTGCGCATGCGGCCGGATGCTAACTTAGCTTCGATGATCCAGGGGCGCCAGGCGCTGCGCCAACAGCAAATGGGGCGTGACGCGGCAATGGAATTTTTCCAGGAGCTTGGATATGAGGATTTAGCAAACGCAGCGGCGACCGGCGCTATCGATCCATCAAGCGCAATCAATCAAGCTTTATCGATGAAGTACAAGCCAGCCCCTGCTAATGCCACAGTGATGACGCTTCAAGAAATGGCAGACAAGGGCATCGTGCCGCAAAGCACAATTGCAAATGTGGACCCATCGATGCTTTCAACCCCATTTTCGGTTACACAAGATCGAGGTGTTGTGACCGGCATTGAGCCGTTTTCCTTGACCGGTGGAGGCACTCAGGCAGCGTTTAAAACAGATGCTACCAGCGAAAGCTTCCCCAATGGATTTAAAATGCAGCAATTCCAGGACGGCAGAACAGTGTATATGGTTCCTGGTGAAGATGAAGCTGGCAATCTTACGGTTGAAAGAATTGAGATTACACCAACCTCTAGTCCAGAAGACTTGGCGAAAGTGGCACAGGCGAGAAGAATTGCTGAAGAAGATCAGACGCGCAGAACCGTTCAAGAAAATCGCAGAATAGACAGTGCTAAATTTATTGCGAAGAAATTTGAGAGCGCGGTAGATAGTTTAAAAAGCTTGGGTAGCCAGCTAGTAAATTTAAAAACTGCAAAAGCAGCGTTAGATGCTGGTGCTGATAGCGGTGTTCTTAGACAATATATGCCAAGCTTTGAAGCTGCGACTTCTCAATTGAGAACAGCTGCTAATAACCTTGGTTTAGATATCGTTGGGTCGGTTACATTTGGCGCGTTAAGCGCCGGTGAGCTTAACCTTGCGCTGAGAACCGCTTTGGATCTTTCTTTGCCGCCGGCACAACTAAGAGAAGTTGTAGACGCAAAAGTTGCTGCAATCGAAAAAGCACAAGATCAGCTTTATAAAGCGGCCAGGTTAATGTCTGACCCCAATTATACTGCTGACATGTATATGAGAGATTACACTCAGCGAGGCGCGCGCCCCACTAGCACAGATACAAATCGAGACATCGATGCGCTGCAACAAGGCTTAGAGAAGCTGGAGACAGAGTAAATGAGCATGACTTACAGCGAAGCCTCTAATTTTTTAAATGCTATAAAAAGATTGGAAAAGCTTGAGCAGAGCGGTGAGCTTGGTGAAAACGAGCAGAAAATGCTCGACCAGGCGCGCGCAAAAGCGCCAAGCGTGCAGAAAATAGTAGACGGTCAAAATCAGATCCAGGAAGCCAACCAAGCCCGAATGGACACGCTGTCACGGTATCGCGGCATGCAAAACTCATTCGGTTTTACAGATGAGCTAGTCGGCGCTTTTAGCGGCGCTGATGCGCGCGATGAGTTTCGCGCAAAAGACGATATCGCCAGGCAGTTTTCTCCACAGAATTATCAGCAAGGGCAAAGCGCCGGACAAATGGGCGTCACTGGCATTTTAGGGGCTTTGGGTGGCGGTGCCTTGCGTGGCGCAAACATGATCAAACAGATGGCATTTGGTTCTGGGCTGGGCGCAACATCAACAGCGGTTCCGCAATTTTCAGAAGGGCAAGATGGCTTCGTAAATCGAATGCGCAATGTCAGCCCAGGCCAGGTCGCAATAGGCGCTGGGATCGGCGCAGCGGCGCCGGTAGCAGGGCAATTCGCTGGCAACCTAACACGCGCGGTGCAGAACCTTGGGCGCGGTGCGCCTGGCTACAGAGGCCCAGCGTCGATGAAAGTCGCGGAGAAGATGCAAGATGATCAAAACCTGGGCGTCGATATCCAAGCTTATTTAGCCTCGCTAGGCGATGAAGGTATGTTAGCCGACAGCCCAGGCGCCCTAAGAGGTTTGGCGCAGGGCGTTGCTGTTCGTCCTGGCCAAGGGCAAACCAACATGGTCAACGCGCTTAACAATCGCTCCAATGAGGCTGGGCAGCGCATCGAGGCAGATATAAATCGATTGATTGATGAGCCCAATGCTGCAATCGCTGCGCGGCAAGCTGAGCGCGATTTAAGATCGTCTGTCTTAGGGCCGCAATATGACCTGGCAAAAGAAAGCAAACTTAAATTTAACATAGGTAATTTAGCTAGAGGTTTGCGTCTTGAGTTAGCTGACAGCACGCCGGCAATCGCCACTGAACTGAAGAAAATTAAAAATAACCTGGGCAAGCCACCTATTTCAGCCAAACGCCTTCACCAGGCGCGTTCTGATTTAAGCTCAGTGCTGTTTGACAATCGTACAAATGGTGGGCTGCAAGAGGCCCTAAAGCCATCTTTAGATAAAATGGATGAATTGCTTGATACGATACCAGGATATCAAGGTGCGCGCGAAGGCTGGAGCGACAGTAAGGCAATTGAAGAGGCGCTAGACGCTGGCTTCGATATACTCGATGGCGGCAAGCGCACAACAGATCCGACTGAATTGCGATCTGTATTTTCTGCAATGACATCTGCCCAGCAAGATGCCTTTCGCAAGGGGTTAAGAGGGCGCGTTAAAAACATGATGGGAACAGCGCGCAACGATGCGTTAGGGGCTAATCCATTGCTCACCGGATTTAATAGAGAAAAGCTTGAAATTGTATTGGGCAAAAAAGACGCCGACGAAATCATTAAGCGTTTGCGCAGTGAGAAAACTTTTGCGACCACAAAGGCACAAGTGGTCGATAATTCTCAAACCGCGCAGCGAACAGCGGCTGATAGAGAGGTCAGCGGAATTAATGAGACGAACCAAGGTGACCGACCTAGCATCCTTACCAGGACGCGGCAGTTTTTAATCGATAACCCCTCTAACCGTGCCGTGGATAGTATCATCTATGGGTCCAAAAATACACAAAGACGGCTGCTATCTGAAATATTAACGATGCAAGGCCCAGAGCGCGATAGGATCGTTTCTCAGCTGCTTCAAGAAGCCCAGAGACTAGATGACCTAACCCTGTTGCAGACGCTGACCCAAATGGGCGTGACAGGCGGGGTGATGAGCCAAGCGCCTCAATAGGCGCTAAAACGTATTTGTTTTCTGCTGCACGTTCCGTCCGATGTGAACCAGGGCGCCGACAACCTCAAGATCGTCAGCTTCAAACCACCCCATGTTGTCTATCGCTGGGTTGAGGCAAGACAGCCAAACCCGATCGCCGGCTTGAATGTCTGGGTGGCTGTAAAACATCGCCCAACCCTTTTCAAAGCGAAAAAGGAAGTAACCCTCGATACGCGGGTCTGTTTGCTGCTTATCAAAAAACAACCTGTCACCTTTCTGCGCAAAAGGTTCATTACGGCATGACCGACACCCTATGCGCGCCAGGTTCTTCCAGCCCATCATAAAGTCGCGATCGTACTGAAAAATCTCTCCCGTTTCCAAATCTTCGACCTGGCAGTGGGGGGGTTGTTTGTTAGTCGGCTCACCAAACACTTGTTTAATTTTAAACATCGTTTTTGCTTGGGGAATGACATCAAAGTTTTCGACGCGCGATAGAACCGCTGGGGCAATTCCGGTTAGCTCAGCCAGCTGCGCCTGGGTCATGCCTCTTTTTTCACGTTCTTTCTTTACATCCACTTTTACCACCTTGGAAACTCGTTAAATAAGAGGCGTTTATTATGGTTTCAAAAAATAGTCCAGAAAAACCTCTATTTTTTTGAAACTTTTTCTTTTAAGCAATTGAAATCATTAACTATATGTGAGATTTCCACAAATACATAGTCAAATTTAAACTATTGTTTTTGTTGTATTATTTTTTAGAAAAACCGTGAGTTTCCAAACGGGTTTCAAAAATGCTCTTGACACTTCACTTCTCATAACTTATCTTGACTTTTAGTTACCAAGGAGGAAAGTTATGAAGGCTCGCAAATTCCAAGGCCACGTTTTACCGCCATATGTTTACGTTAAGAAAAAGATTTATCTTTACTTCAATAAGGGCGGTAACCTGGTAAAGCTGCCAACCGATCCATCGTCGCCTGAGTTTTACGCCGCCTATACTGAGTGCCTCAAGGGCGAAGTTGTCGGCAAGTCCAGCCGGACAATGGGCGAGCTTTCTCTCAAATATTTTGCGAGCGATAAGTTTAAAAAAGTGGCAGGGTCTACTGCCGCCGGATATCGTTCAAAGATTAACTGGATCATCGCTCGGTGTAAAAATGTCCAGGTAAAAAAAATGTCGCGCAAAGTTATCATCGAGATGCGAGATGCGCGCAAAGATCAGCCGGTTACTGCAAACGCTATTTTAGCAGTGATGAAGATCCTTTTGGAATACGCCATTGATCTTGATTGGATTTCATTCAACCCCGCAAAGGGCGTGCCAAATCTGGACAAAAATGTAGAAGAGCGCGAGCCGTGGACCGACGAAGAAATCGCCGCGTTCCACGATCATGCAGATCCGCGCGCATCGTTGATCCTGGAGTTGCTTCTTAACACCGGCCAGCGTCTGAACGATGCTCTGTCGATGAAGTGGTCGCAGTGTTACGACGATCCAATCGCCGGCTACGGCATTGAGGTTAAGCAGCGCAAAACCAAAGCAAAGGTTTTCATTCCATTTTCTAACAGATTGAAAGAAGCGATTAAGCGCCTGGATAATCAAATTGATCGGTCGGGCTCTGATTACATCATCGTGAACAAAAAAGATCCAGGCAAACAACTGCCGGTAAACACATGCCAGGTGCTGATGTCTAAGGTAAAAGAAAAAATTGGTGTTAAAAAGACGCTGCACGATCTGCGCCACAGCTGCGCTCACCGCCTCGCAGAGCAGGGTCTGTCGGCCGAAGCCATCATGTCCATCACCGGCCATACATCACTCAAAATGGTGCATCACTATTGCAATTCATCGAAGCAAAAAGCCCAAGCAAAAATCGCTATGGCAACGATGGATCAGGCGGCGTAACGCGACCTTTTACGACCAATCAATTTCTCCAGGGGCGTCATCACCGGTGGCGCCCTTTTCTAAAATAAGCTCGATTTTCTTCCCATCCAGGATGACCTTGTAAACCGTGCGGCCGTCCTTCTCTAAAAGCCGGATTGCATCGAGCGCCTTTTCGTTTGTCTTACTATTCATCCGCTGCCTCGATCCGGCTTTTGTATCTATACATCACCTCAATAACGCGCTTGCGGTTCATGCCCTTGAAGCTCATGCGCTTGATAATCTGCTCCGCGTCCTTACCCTGGCGTGCCATGTCTATGATCTCTTTCGTTGTGTCGATCATCGCGCGCCCGCGCCCACCCATCTTGAAATAACCTGGCGTATTTTGCTTCAGCTTTTCCGATGTACCATCGCGCGCACGCGCGCGCTGACGCTCGATCTTTGCTAGCTCAAGCCACTTAGTTGCTGCCGACATTCATAGCTCCTTATTTTCGACTTCTCTTAGCTTCGGAAGCCCGTATTTTTTGATGTGCCCTGGTCCGGTTGGGAGCCGCACCAGGCGCTTCTTTCTTACCAAGTCACCGATCGCAGCCTGGACCGATCGGTTGCTGATTTTTGTCTCCAAGCTGATATCGTGACAGCTGCACACGCCAAGCTTTTTGACAGCATCGACGATGTTGTCCTGCTTGCCGCGCGCGCTCTCTGAAACGTGACCTTCTGGGTCGTCGTAGTAGACAGACATGTTGCGCCGCATCCGGCTATTCTCAACATCGACCAAGGGGCGCAGCTGCTCAGCATATAGCTGCTCAATCAGCTTTGATCGGGTACGCTTCAGCGCCTCGATCTGGTTGGTTAAAGAGAGTATCTCTTCCTTTGTGTGCGTCATCATAAAGCTCGCAAAGCAGACAAGCGTATCCGATGATGTCAACGACACTATCGCGCTTGTATGAGTTGATCAGGCGGCTGAGCTTGAGATCCATCATGAATAAGCAGATTTCCCACGGCTTAACCTGTCGGCCAAAAACTTGGCTCCAACGCTCCGCAAGGCGCGTAAAATTTTCCAATCCCCCGTAATCTTTCTCGCGGTCACC